GATGGTGGTCGACCAGGAGTACGCGTCCGGCGCTCGCGGCGTGCCCCTGCTCCAACACTCCATCAACTCCATCCAGGACGAGATGGAAATCTTGGCCCTCGAAAAGCAGGCCGTGAAGGACAACGGCGACGTGACCCGCATCATCAAGAAGGCGGGCGGCATCCTTGACGGAGACATGGCCAACGAACTGGGGGCGACCGGCACAGGCTCCTACGCCAACCTCGCCAACACGATGGGCGGCAAACTCATCGCCCTTGAGCCCGGGGAGGACATGACGTCCTTCCAGAGCAACCGTCCGAACGCCACCTTCACCGGCTTCCTCGCGGCGCTGGAACGCGACATCTCGCAGGGCGTGCTGCCTTACGAGTTCGTCGGCGACTCCTCGAAGCTGGGCGGCGCCACTGTGCGCCTTATCACGGCCAAGGCTGGTCGAGTCTTCTCGAAGTATCAGACCATCATGATTGAGAACTTCTGCGTCCCGACGTGGGGTTACATCATCGGTCAAGGCATCGCCGCCGGCGAACTCCCTGACGACCCGGACTGGAACCGCGTCTCCTGGACTACCCCGAAGAGCGTCACCGTCGACGCTGGCCGCGAAGCCGCGAACGACCGAGCCGACGTCGAGATGGGCCTGCTGTCCATGTCCGAACTCTACGCCCAGCGCGGCCTAGACTTCCGCACCGAGATGGACAAGCGGGCTTCCGACATGGTGCACATCAAGGACTTGGCCGCCAAGTACGGCATCCCGTTTGAACTGCTGTTCCGTCCGTCTAACACCCCGGTCGGCACGATCAGCGGCGACGTCATGGAAGGCCCTGAGTCCCCCGAGATGGAGGACGAACCCGCTGACCAGGAAGAGCCCGAATCCGAAGACCAACCCAACTCCTAACTTTATGCGTTTCCTCACCAACGGACTGTCGGGCCGCGAGCCCCTTCTCATCGACCCGACCAAGGCCAAGGACCACGCTGTCCTCGCCGAGAAGTTCGGCTTCACTGATATGCTCGCGCAGCTCTTCGGCGTGGCCCCCAAGCCTTACGTCGTCGACGGCATCGGCATCATCCCGGTCGTGGGCGTGATTGGCAAGGGCCTGTCTCCTCTCGAAAAGATGATGGGCGCCGTGGACGTAAACGAAATCTCCGAAGCGCTGGACGCGTTCGCCGCCAGCCCCGAGGTCGAAAAGGTCGCCCTGCAAATCTCTTCCCCTGGTGGCACGGTCACCGGCGTCGAGGAACTGGCCAACAAGGTCCGCTCCTTCGGCAAGCCTACCCTCGCTTACACGGACTCCGAGATGGCCTCCGCCGCCTATTGGATTGGCTCGGCTGCTGACCGCGTAGTCGCCAGCCCCTCCTCCACCGTCGGTTCCATCGGCGTCTACATGGCCATCCCTGACTACTCCGAAGCCGCCAAGATGGCTGGTATCAAGATGGTCGTCATCAAGTCCGGCAAGTTCAAGGGCGCTGGCATCGAAGGCACGAGCCTCGACGAAGGCCAACTCGGCAACCTCCAAGAGGGCGTCGACACGATCCACGCCGAGTTCAAGGAAGCCGTGAACATGAAGCGCAAGATGGTGAAGGCCGAGGCCATGGAAGGCCAGACCTTCTCCGGCAAGCAGGCCGCCGCCCAGGGCTTGGTCACGGGCTTGGCTGACTCTTTCAACGACGCCCTGCGTTCGTTCTAATTCCATTCCTAGCAAACATAAGATGACCATCGAAGAACAGCTGCTCGCCGCCACCGCCGCCGTCTCTGGCCTCACCGCCGAACGCGACGACCTCCGCACCACTGTCGAGAAGATGACGGTCGGCGTCTCTGCCGAACTCGAAAGCCTCAAGGTCGAAGCCGCGTCCAAGGACGCCAAGCTCGCCGAACTGACCGCCGCCCTCGAAGTGGCCGTCAAGGAGTCCGAGTCCTTCAAGGCCCTCGTCGCCGAGCACGAAGCCAGCAAGGTCAGCGCCTCCAAGGAAGCCGCCAAGATCGTGGCCTCCGTCGGCGTCTCCCCGGTCGAACTCAGCCCTGCGGATGGCAAGCCCACCGCCGAAGCCGTCGACCACCTCGCCACCTTTATGTCCCTGGCGGTCGGCTCCAAAGAGCGCAACGAATACTTCGCCGCTCATAAGCACGCCATCATCAAGGCCTGCATCTAATTTCCCTCAACCCTCACCCTATCCTAACACATCATGGCTAACTCCATCGCAGTCGCTCCCAGCATCCTCGCTGAAAGCGTCATCGCTTCCCTCAAGGGCAAGCTCCCGGCCCTCCGCGCCTTCTCGTCCGTCTTCACCGCTGCCGAATCCGGCGCTGGCAAGACGGTCCAGGTTCCGCTGATCGGCACCTCCACCGCCACCGAGTTCTCCACCGGCGGCTACCTCACCCAGGACGACGCGACGATCACCGCCGCCAACGTCACCCTCAAGCACTTCAAGGTGTCGAGCCGCTTCTCGCCCCTCGACGTCAAGATGTATGGCGCCCAGTTCCTCTCGAACGCCTTCGTTCCGACCGCCGCCAACGCCCTCGCTGAAAAGTGCCTCGCCGAAATCGGCGCGCTCATCACCGTCGCGAACTTCGCTTCTGGCACGAACACCGGCGCTGGCCTGACCTACGCTGAAGTCGTCGCCTCCAAGGGCGTGCTCGACGCCGCCAAGGCCGCTGAGCCCCGCGCGTTCATCCTGAACCCGACCTACGCTAACGGCCTTCTCGCCGACGCCACCATCATCGGTAACTCCGTCCTCGGTGCTGGCATCCTGACCTCCGGCCAGATCGGCACCCTCGCTGGCGCCTCGGTCTACCAGTGGAACAGCCTCCCTGCCAACGCGGAAAGCCTCGCTGGCTTCTCGTGCGGCGCTGACGCCATCGCTGTCGCTTCGGCCCTCCCGATGTCCGAAATCCCGGGCTTCGAAGTCGCCAACGCTGTCGACGCCGACACCGGCCTCGGCGTCCAGGTCCTCATGGGCCAGGAGCAGAGCGGTTACTACAACGTCACCGCCACGCTGCTCTTCGGTGCCGCTGTCGGTCGCGCGACCTCGCTCAACCGCCTCACCACGGCCTAATCAGCCGCCACAGGCTTCAAACGAGGCTCCCAGCAATGGGGGCCTTTTTTGTGCCCCCTACCAATCCGGGCAAGTATAGGATGAGCCTCTACGGAACCGAGCTGACCAACGATGCGAAGGAAATGATCGCGGACTTCGGCGTGGCCGGGTCGGCCAACTCTGGCGCCATCACCTTCTCCTGCCTTATCTCCGACCCTGCCGTCTCGACCGTGCTCGAAGCAGGGGGGTATATGGAGCGGACCCAGTACACCGTCCGCCTTCCCGCTGTAACAACCTCCTGGAGCCAGCCAGACGGGTCTATTGGGGCATCGGCGGCCCTACTGTCCTCGGGTGCCCCCATCGCCTCCCTAGGCCAAGGCAAGAAAATCGTGGCCGGCGGCAAGACCGTCCGCATCACGACCCAGACCTACAAGCCCGGGTCGGCATGGATCACGCTCGTCGTCATCGACGATAACCAGTAACCCCTGTGGTCACCGTAAGCATTACGCCTGACTCTCAGGCTAAGTTCCTTGCGGCCCTCAAGCGCTTTGCCAAGAAGACCGGGCAAACCCTACGCGACGCCTGCCTAGAACAAGCTGCGCTGGCCTGCCAAGACGCGGCGACCTTTACGCCCCCGCTGGCCAAGGGAGGCGGCAAGGGGCTATCCAAGGCCGCCGAGATGGCTGGCGAAAACGCCGTGGCCGGGGACATCAAGAAGATGTTCGTCTCGGCCAATGACCGCTATTCAAAGAATGCGGCCAACGTCTTGGCCACTAACTTGGCTTACGCCACTAGGAATAACGACATCGGGATGTTCAACAAGCTGATCGGTGGCGGGTCTATGAAAGCGCTCAAAAGCCTTTCTCCAATCTTGCAGAGGATAGCCAATGACCAGGACTATGACCGGGCGTTCAAGAAGGCTAAGAACTATCTGAACCGAGCCGAAATCGTCCTAAGCGATTACGGAACCATCGGGTTTGTCTTCAATATCCGGCCGGTCCATAATCAAATCAAAGGCAAGTTTGGAGGCCGCATCAAAAAGAACGTCCGACCAGTCAAAAAGAAGCTGCTCGTCGAGACCACTGCCGAACTCAAGGATTACATCCGCGAACGCCAGGAGATGGTCGGCCGCATCAAGTCTGGGTGGGCCTCCGCCCTGCGCTCCCTGCCCAAGCCTGTCATCAATGGCATCCCTAAGAACTTCGGCGTCGGCCTGCTTAGTGTTGCTTGGATTAACAAGCACACCGGCGTCCAGGGAAAGAACACCGTATCGGCGACCGAAAAGAACGTCGACGTCAGCGTCACGAACACGCTAGGCAATATCGCGAACATAGCCAGCGACGCAAGCGTGCTAGACTTGGTCTACGCCAACCGCGTCAGGCAGATGAGGGCACGCGTGAAAGAGCATCTCGGGAAAACCATCGACGAAGCCAACAGTAAATAATCTTTATGGGAACCAAATCCATCCGCCACATCGTAGAGGCCACCTTGGCCACCTACCTATCCACCCAGACCGGGCTGACCTCCGTGGCCTTCCTGACGGGGGACAGCGCCGCGACCCAGACCCTGCCCAAGGCCGTGGTCCTTTGCGAGTCGGCCCGCTCCCCTAACGACCTCCCCGAAGGCGAAGGCAACTTCAGCTGCTCGGTCCGCATCACCCTCTTCTCGAACGCCGACGACACCACCCTCGCCGATCACCGCGCCCGCTGCGCGGCCCTGTCCGGCAATATGCGTGACCTGACCAGCATCAAGGCGGCCTTCGTCACCTCGACCGACGCAGCCTGTTACGACGTCACGATGCAGTCCGAAGACGAGGGCATCGACGAGCGCTCCTGGGCGACTTCCTTCGCCTTTGACGTGTTGGTGGTCCTGCCCGCCTAAGCCAATTCCAAAGCCTGCAATTACAAATGGCCGCCATCTCAAACGGAACCACCTGCATCTACGGAGTCGCGGGCACTGTCACCAACCTCTTCGTCCAGAGTTACAGCCTCTCGTCTTCCTTCAACGCTGAGGCCACCGTGGTCAATGAAGATGGCCTGACCAAGACCCACCGCCTCGATGACCGCAAGAGCGAGATCACCATCGAAGGCATCGCCAAGACCTCGACCATGCCCATCCTCGGGGCCACGCTCGCCTTCACGACCAACACCGCCTCCGCCTATCCGGCTGGCTCGGCTTCGGTTTCCTTCTCTGGCGTGATTACCAAGATTGACGACAAGGGCACGAACAAGGGCTTTACGTCGGTCACTGTCACGGCCATCGATTACGAAGGTATTACCTTCTAATTGACACCCCCGCAAGGGGGACAGTCTAGAGGACAGTGGATCGTCGCTTCCTCAACGCTCACGTCGACCCGGCTCCTTTCAGGATTCTGGGTCGAACTCTTTACCCCTGGTGCCTCAAGTATCGGGTGCGTCTGATGGCCTTTGACTCCCCGCTGGTCACCGGCACCCGCGGCATCACCCCTGCCGACCTTATCTTCGCCTGCCAAGTGTGCGCCGAAGAGCAGCTTGGCGAGATTGGCTGGAGGGACCAACTGCGTATCCTGCACCTAGGTCGCAGGCCGGAAAAGTTTGAACGCCTAGTCGAAGCCTTCGCCGGTTATATCCTCGTCCAGGACTGGCCGAAGTTCTGGGAGCAGTCGAAGACCAAGTCAGGGGGCGGCGACAAGGGCGTGCCTTGGCCGCTAAGTATTGTCGCTAATTTAATTGCGTCAGGGGTGCCCGAGCAACGGGCGTGGGAGATGCCGGAGTGCCAGGCCATCTGGCTCAACTCCGCCCTGGCTATCCGCAAGGGTGCGGACGTGGCGATCATGTCGCCCGAGGAGGAAGCCTTCATGGCCGAGGAGGAAGCCAAGGAGGCCGCCGCGGCTGCTTCCAATCCTGCAAAGGAAAGCACCCCCTGACATGGCCCAAGACCTGACAGTCAACATCAAGACGACCTCCGACGTCCCGCAGGCCATGGACAAGGCCAAGCAGGCCACTGAGGGCATGGCCAAGCAGGTCGAGGACATCAAGAAGAAGTTCGGTCAGTCCTTTAAGGACATCTTCCTTTCTGTCGCCGGCCCGATGGCTCTGTTCGGTTTGCTCACCCGGACCGTTACTGACTACTTCGACAAGATTAAGCAGAAACAGGAAGAGGCAAATAAAGCCGCTATCGATGGCGTAAACGAGCGCATGGCAGCCGAAGACGTCTACTACGCTCGCAAGGTGGCACGCATCAAGGAAGATAAACTCAAGACAGAGCAGGCTAAACAACAGCCTGAAACTACTGCATTTGAGTTCTTAATGAATGACCCGCGCGCCAAATCCCTCTTCGGATTTGATGCCAACAGAAAGACCCCTGCCTTCGGCCTTGCAGGCACGACCATCTCGGAACAGATTGCCCAACAGCGCTCTAAAGACCCAAGAATCCAAGATGCTATTCGGCGTATCTTGGCCGAGGATATGGCAAAGCAAGGGCCCATTTCTGAGGGCATAAAAGGAAAGACCGCAGACTTTAAAGGACCCGAAGGCTTCTCCAACGTGATCGGCGTCGGACCGAACCCGGTAATGGAGGCCATGGCCCGCCAGATTGAAATCCAAGAGCAGCAGCTCGCCGAGCTCCAGAAAATCTCCGGCAGCACTCCCGCCGGTCAAGGCGACTTCACCAAAGGCACCCAATCCAAATAATTTATGGCACGCGTCGATACTGGTAATAACCTAACAACCGTACTCCAACAGCCTGGGGCAAAGTTCCAAGAGGATGGCTACGGACTCGCCACGGGCACCATCGTCTTCAAGGCCGCAATCACGGCGTCCATCGGTGGCACGATTAACCGTGGGTCGGCTTGCCCGCAGGGGGCCTACTCTTACTGCAAGGCTCACAAGTATTCAGTATCTTTTGAAAACCTTGGCATCGCTACCTACTCGGTGGACTATGTGGGCATCAACCCTGGCTACGGCGCCTCGACCGATCCGCAAATCACCGGCTCGCAGGGGCTGACGTCGGAAAGCATCACGACCCACCCGAACTTCTTCGAGACGGCCACGGCGCTTGGTTTCTCAGGCTCTCCGATTGCTGGCGTCGGGACTAGCCCTGGCACGAAGGCTGACCCGAACTATCAATTAGTTACGGGAACTAGCGAATACGGAGGAAACAATGGCTCAACATTTGAAAGCCCTAAGGGGCGCAAGTTCATGGGTTTCAAGAAGGCCGAGTTTAATGACTTCTACGGCAAAACCAACTACCTTGCCCCTCAGTGTTCACTGTCTGGCGTTTTCTACACTAGCAGCTCGGCCTTAGTCATCAACTTGCGTAACGCGGTCGGCAAGACCTCCGGTGATGGCTCCTTTGCCTCAAAGAGCTTGGTGCCGACTTACATGGGCACGGCCTTTGAAATCGGTGGCAAAAAACAACTGCTCCTGGCTCAGGTCTCTTTCGAAGACTTCGGCCTGCTCTACAAGGTCCAGTATGAGCTGCGCTTTAACCGCGAGGGCTACGTCGCCAGCGTCTACGCTGCCGCCTGATGAAGATTCAACCCGGAGTCGGCTATAACTTCGACTCGTCGTCGCACGGCTTCACGCTGGACACGTCTGATCCGTTTCCGAGTCGGGACGGCGTGGTCTCAGGCCACCCCTTCAAGATCGTAAACGTAGCCCTGCGGACTTCGGGCGGCGCCACGACCGTGACCTATCAGGTCCAGTCGGGCACCATCAATAACCTCGTCCCTCTGATTGACGACTACGTCAGTAGCACCGAGGTCAAGTTAGACCGCGTCACGGCGGGGGTGGCT